TCTTCAGCAACAGCAACAATTGGCTGGACGATGGCCTTAAAGTCTTTAGTGATCTGGCGACGCAAAGACTTGTCAATTTTGTTGAGTTCAGCCAAGGCATCTTTCAAGCCAGTGAACTCCATGCTGGTATCTACTGTCATGCCTTCCGACTTTCATTTATTAACTTTATGACTGTCGAGAGGTCTTGTACATCAAACTCTACTTGCCAAGGCCACCAACCTGTGGCAACCAACACCCCTGCTAAGGCGTGGCGGTAAGTAGAGGCTGGATAGGGTTTTCGGGTTCCTCACTGATCACTTCAACTGAATCCAGTTTCTTAATGAAATCATCAAACACCACGGGGACAACCACCCCAGCGAGCTTGGATGCTTCATACGCCCAAAACGCCATATCTTCAATGCCGATACCTGCGCTCATCTCTGATGCGTGGCGTTTATATTTGCGTTCCCACAATGTGATCACCCACAGATTAGTGGTGACTTCATACGGGCCTTCACCCGTGTCTACCTTGAGTTTGACTTTCATGTCGGGTTTTCCTTTGTTTTAAGTTGTTGCGGCGCTGTACACGCCACCTTTCACCGTGATTGAAATTGTGGCTAATTCACCAAGTTTGTATACGGGACTTATGTCCTCGAGATAACAACCTGTCAGTGTCTCCATCACGTTGGTGGCGCTGGTAGAAGCAGACGTTGCTTTCCATGTCACGTTAAACGTGGTGCCGATAAGAGTCTTAATAGTGGCGTAGACGGATGACGCGGCTTCTGACCAGTAGAAGTCAAATGAAACTTCATTATCGTATAAACCTGCCACAAACTTGGTGGCTGTGTCGCCAAATGAAGTTGCAGCCAAAGCGGTTGCTTTTATCTTTGGGCTAACTGCACTGCAATTATCTGTGAGGCTTACGCTATTAATTGTGACGACTGGTGCGGACAGGACTGTGGATGTGGCCATGAGATTACTCCTCTGAGGTTTCTACTGTTTTAGCAGATTTGGATGGGGTTTTGTCGGATTTGATAAAGCCACCTTCGATCAGGGCTTCAATGTTGGTGCCTTCTGGTGGGATGAACTTGTCGCCCGGTGTGCCTACGGCTTCGCTAATGATTGTGTACGCCATGATTTCCTTACGTTGTCTGGGCTTGAATAGATATTACTAGGTCATAGCAGGGATAGTCAGCGCCACCAATCGAGTATGCCGTCGGGTTGGCTGACATTACGATTACGCCGCTATTTAACACGGCAGCTGTGGTGGAAAGCAACTGGCGTAGGACAGGTAGCCCAGCTGGGCCTGAGCCAATGACCTTAATAGGGAACATCATTTTGATCACGTTGCCGTTGCCGGCAAAAATCGTGAACGAGGGGGCATCCACGAAAACCGAATTAGGGCCAAGCTTGGTTGGGTCGTTTGTGACACGCAAACCCGATACTGCTGTTAGCAATGCGGTTAGGTCATCTAGACCTTCGTTTAGTAGGTCTGTGTAGGCCACTACGCGACCTGTGGGCGTGAGATGCCAAGTAGTTGCTTAATCATTGGGGTCATCGCAGAAACGCTTGCAGTGCCCATACCGTCAAATGTGGCAAAGGTGTCTTGAACGCTTCCGCGAGCGCGCCACAATGCAGCTGCATACATTAAAACGCCCAAGGTGCAGTCGCCCCCCGGTGAGGTTCCTAGCGCGTCACCCGTGTAGCCAGCCTCTTGCCGTCTACGCCAGCAGAAAGCATTAGCGGCAGAGGTGGCTTGGGTTAGCAGCGTGTAATCATCTGACGGATTAGTAATAGTGCCTACAGCCAAATATGTTTCAACTTGTGCCGCTGTTACCCACGTACAAGTTTGCGTATAGACAATGGTGCCGCCAGTGCTAGCTGTTCGATGAACATCGCCAGTACCAACAACAGCAAACAATATTTGATTAGCAATGGGGGTGTTGCTGTCAAACAACAAATCGCCGTAGGTGTCAATCCCTGTGAACAGATATTCGGGCTGGGCGTACACAGTTTGCACACCGTTGAACGGTGCGCCAACACCAGCAACAGTGATGGATTGCCCTACAGCAATTTCAGTGTTGGTTAGTGTTTCAAGCACTGCATAGTTGCCTAGCAGTTGCTTGAATGTGACAGTGAATGTAGCCATGGCGGCTAACCGCCTTTCGGACTAAGCCTGTGTGATTTTTTGAATCATGCTTGCATTTGCAGCAAACGTGGCGAAGTACCCGTGCGTACTTACGGCCCTTGTCAAAGTAGTCGGCTGGTCAAGACTCAGGATTCCGCGCCAATCTTCGTAGATTTCAAAGCCAATGTCTTTCATAATGACCATGGTTTTGGCAGCAAAGTTGTTGTCAACTACAAGTTGCAAACCGATTGGATTGCCATTCCATGAAGTTGCGTTTCCGCCACCAAGCGCGTTCTGTCCTGTAAGACCTGCACCAATAAATGGAAACACTGGACGACCTGTTGAGTCTGCAAGTTGTCCAAGTTGACCCCAAACATCTGGCGATACAAACATGTGTGTTGGTGTGAAGTTTCTGCCGTTAGAAATATCTACAGCAGAGTCGTAAACACTTTTAAGCAAGTCGGCTACTGTCAAATCCCAAACACCGCTAGATGTTGCGGCTGCAAGCAAGTTGTCTGCAGCTACATTGTCTGACGCGATCATGTATTCGCCCATCAAATCATTGATAATTAAATTCATTGCTGGGCCAGATGTAAAGTCAATGTCCTGTCGAGACAAAGTTACTTGCCCTGCAAGTGTTGTCTTAGTGACCGAGTTTGCGGCAATGACCATTGTTGTTGCCGACACTGAACTTAACTGTGTTGACTGTGAAGCGACGCTTGTGTGCGTTGTAATTGTTGGACGGTTAAATGTCGACGATGGTGTTGACGGCATTGCACGTGCACCCAAAGCGTTCACAACTGGACGCATGAAATTTAAGTCTTGAAATACTGGGCCCAACTCAACTTGTGTTAAGAGACCCGGCACACTTGTGAGAAATTCATCGCCTGCAGCTGCTTTAACTGATGGCACTTTGTGGTAGTCGTTGTAATCTTTGAAGTTTTGTTGTGCTTTGACCCATGAGTCGCCGCCCTTGTGAAATGCTGCCATGTATTCCCAACTGTTTGGAATGCGTGGCTCGCGCTTTGCAGCAGCAAAAATTGGTGATGTAGGGATAGTGGCTTCTACTTCTGGTGTTGCTGTGACTTCGCTCATGGTTTCTGTCTCCTGTGTAGGTTCTGGTTCAACATTACTCAATTCTGGCTCGTCTTGTGGGATACTCGCCGCCACCTGCGTGATGATCGAGCCCTCAAATGCTGGTTGGCTGACCAACGATAATTCTTGCCATTTGGCTGACTCAATGACCATGACGCCATTGTCGTCGTGCCACTTGACTGGTTGCACCCCAACCGATACTGCGTCAATGGTGCCATCACTAGCCAAAATCATTGCTTCATCTCCCAAACGGGTTGCCGATACTTTTGCCACAAAAAGCATTGCGTCTGGCGTGTCTAGGCGTTCGGTCACTTGACCAATGATTTGGCTTGAGTCGTGTTGCATGTAAAGTTTCGGGTTTTTGCCTTCGGCCGATAATGAGCCGGGCATAAACATGACTTGTGTGCCGTCTGAAACGGTTGCTGTTTTGCCGTACTCGACTGCTACGCCAGAGATTTGACGGCGTGGTGCGTCGCCAGCTGCAGCGTCAACGGTAAACGTGGTTTCTGGTATAAGTCTAATCATGTTGGTGATGTTACTCCCATAGGTGTGGTCATGTCTGGCATTTGCATTTGGCCGTATTCGGTTGACAAATAATCCTCGTAATCAAACTCGACGTAGGTGCCGTTTGGTAGCACGTTGTTTTGGCTAAGTGTTGAAGTAATGCCCTCGGCATACGCTTTAGCGCCAAATGTCCACAAGTCGGCGCGTGCACCGTCGTTGCTGACATACGAGTACGAGCCGACGTCACAGCCAACTAAGTAAAACGGTACGTTACAAATTCGTGCCATTTCTTTGGCTTGAAATTCGGCAGAGTCAATAAGCAACATTTTGTCTGGGCTTGTGGCCGTTTCTGTGTATGTCAAATACTCGTTGAGTGCTGCCGTCTGGTTGGTGGCTCTAGCAGCGTTAAAAGCTGACGCTAAATCGGCTAATTCTTGGCCTGATAGCGGTTCGCCACCTGTTTGTTTAAGTACGCCGGCTGGAATTGACGACGCACTGTTGCGGTATCGTGCGGCTTCAAGTTTTAGCGCTGTGCCAACTGATTGCGTTGACATTGACGTGATGCCTTGGATAGGCGACAAAAATTGTACGACGTTATTTGGGTCTAGTTGATTGCCGTTGAAATAGATTTCTTTTGATGGGCCAAACCAGACGGGGCCAACCATATCTGTAGTGGAAATTGAACCCATAGGCAAACGTTGAAATGATGCTGGAAAACCGTCGGCTGTGCGTGACGTGATGTACCACATTGCTCGACCATAAAAAAATAAATCATCAAATGTCCATGACAAAATAAAATTGTTTGGTACGGATGGGTCAATGCGACGCAACCAGCTGCGTGGCGCAATATGTATTTGCATCATTTCTTCGTCTAATTCGTTCCAAACTTCGTTGTACATACGCAAACTCATACAGCCAATAACTGACGCAATTAAGTCGCGTGCTCTACTAATCGTTGGCACACTCATGCAACGGTTGCGTGCTTCGCCTTCCGTAAAATTGTAATACGACGCTAAAGCTTGGCTGACAGCGCCGCCAGATGCAGCCGCTTTGGCTGGCGGTGGCGAAACAGCTGCCTTAGTAACTACGCGATTAAAAATGGCCATGTTCTTAGTGTGTCACAGTCTGTGGGGTTTGTGGTGGCATCGGCCCGGTATGCAGTGCGGTATCCCGACGATAAGCAGGCCATCGAGCCGACGCCAAGATGAGCATAGTGGTTATACGACAACGAGCATTGGTTTACCAGATGACGTTGGGCGACTGGTCATTGCTGCAGCCCAAACCATGCAACGTGCTAACTCAATAGGGCCCGGACTGCGTTGACTGGATAGCGCAATACTGTTTTGACTGCGTACCGCTACTGCGCGTGCGACGTGTTCGGCAAGTTGGTTGCTGCCGTCATGCCACAACAGTTTTTCGTTTATCATGTTGCGGACTGATGGCGTAAATTTAAGTATTTC